GTTCCTTCCGGAAGACCAGGATATGCTGGACCTGCTCAAATTGTTCCATCTAAATGATAAGTTCTTGACCTTTGGGATGACCTGTGTTAAAGTAAGGGTCGTCTATCAACCCCAATGATGAAAAAACTTTTGAAAAATTTTTATAACAATTACTTCAAACCTAACATTTTCTTTTTTCTTGGCATTTGTATTGCAATTATTTTGAATATAGTTTTTAGATGATATTTTTTATAAATATTTTAAAGTAAAAATTTATTTGTAAAATGTCATACTCATCATCAAAACAAGTAAGTCATATGGCTTCGTTATATGAAAGCATTTATTCTCAAGTTTTAACCGAAGAGCAAGAAATTAAACTTTCAATTATTGAATGTTATAATGCTTTAGTTAATGAAGGAATTATAGACGGTGATTTAATCCAGAATAATATTGCTCTGGATGAAGGTAAAGCTACAGAATTTTTAAAATTTGTTGGAAGAGGATTATCGCAAGCAACTGGTCTTATGACTCAGCCGACAACAAAAGCAGGTAGAATTACAAGATCTGTGCAGCAGGCAACACTTCCTACTGCAACTTATGCTGTTGGAACTAATCAAGGAGATATAAGGGATAGACTGGCAGGAGCTGCACAAGGATTTGCTGCCGATCCTAAAAAGAAAAATCAGTTACAGTCCTTTGATGTATTTGATGTAATCAAAGGTCATCTTCTTGATGAAGGGTATGCCGACACCGAAGAATCGGCACTTAAGATTATGGCAAATATGAGTCAAGAATGGAAGCAGAGTATTCTTAGTGAAGATCCAGTTCAAGATTATAGAGATATGAAAAGAGCAGATGAAAATAGAGGTGGTGCTAGAGGTCCTGAATTGAGTCATAATACAACTCCCGGACTTAAAGGCAAACCACAACCAGGAAGAGGATCTGTTACTCAAAAATCTACAATTAGAGGGAGAGAATTTACTAATCCTCCATCCTGATTTCAATATCACTTCCAAAACTGGCACACAGAGGATCTCAAAAGACCCTCTTTTTTTATAAATAAAATTATAAAGAACTAAAAAGTAAAAAATGTCTAGAATTACTGGAAGTGAAGCAAAAAGTATGATGGAAGCATATACTAATGTTTATAGTAAGCAAGATGAAATAATATTCGAGCAACAACCTACAGGTCAAAATGTTTTATCAAAAAAAACTGTAAATGGTAAAACAATAGAAGGTTCAGGAGTCGGTAAAGATTTTAAACCTCAGGAGTGGTCTCCTCAAGCAAGAAAAAGATATGAGACGTTGAAATCTCAAGATTGGAGGTCTGGAGTAGGTCAAGCAGATCCTGCAAAATTAAGTAGAGAAGCAGAAGCAGCACGTAGAGCACAACTAACAAGAGCATCAAAACCAGCACAACCACCAGAATCAGCACAACCACCAGAATCAGCACAACCACCAGCACAACCACCAGAATCAGCACAACCACAACCACCAAAACCTGCAGCACCTGTTCTTTCTAAATTGGGTGGAGTAGAAGGAACTGGAGTTGGTAAAGACTTTACTGCAAAAGCGTGGTCTGATACCGAGAAGCAGCGTTATACCTCTACCGCTAAAGTTTCTCCATCAGTAGCACAACCCTCTAAAATGTCCCAGTGGGCATCTACAAACAAACCGATGATTCAAAAGGTTGGAACCCCTCAACAGAAGGATATTTTAAAATCAGCAGAGTCTGGCGGAAAGATTCCTATGCCAACTGTAAGACCAATAAGTAAGGATATTGAGAATATTCGTGCGATGACAACAGCATCTCAACTACGTCAAAAAGGTGCAAATGTTACAAGTTCCGATATTAAGAATGTGAGTATAGAAAAACCAACAAAACCAGTCACAGTTAAAGCATCTTATGAATATGATGATGCCTATGACCTTGTGCTTGAGTATCTGCTCTCACAGGGGCACGTAGACACCGTAGACGAAGCACATTATGTAATGCTTGAGATGGATGCAGAAACTATTGGAACGATTGTAGAGGCAGCGGCAGACCAATCCGATAAGCAAATTGATAAAGGTGTAAAAGCAACTTATAAAGCACAAAATGTTCTTGATAATCAACATCAAGGTAGAAGTAAAGGATTGAATAAACTTCCAAGAGGCGAAAGAGAAGAAAAGGCAAAAAGAATGCAAGGTCGCCTAAAAACCCGTAGAGATGATTTATTTGGGGAGCGTAATAAGCGTGAAGATTCAAAAAGAGATAAATTAAAAAAAATGTTAGGTTTATGATCTAAAACCATAACATAATTAAAAGCACCTCAAAAGGGTGCTTTTTTATTATCTTGTGATTGCTTTTTTAATAATTAAAGTTCCTTCAACAACTCTGGTACTATCTCCATTACCATCAGTCATTAAAATATCATAGAAATATTTTCCTGCTTTTAAACTTTTAGTTTGATTTGCATTTAATTCTATTGTTACTTTTCCTAATAACGTATTAGTTATTTGAGTATTAAAAGTTCCTGCAACCGAAGAACTACCATATTTTCTAAACTGTGAGGATCCTGTATAATTTTCTAAATTTAAAGCACTATTACTTGTAGCATCTTCCAATACAAAAGTTTGTTCAAAATCTGTATGAGTATAGACAATTATATTTGAGACGTATACCGCAGACATTATTATTTTTGTATGTTTATATTATTTATTTTATGAACTCATTCCTGCTCTAACCAAGACTCCACCTTCAACAATAATATTCCTATCACCATTTGGTTTTATTGCCAGAATATCATAAACATATCTTCCTTCTTTAATACCAGAAGTGATACTAGATCCTAGAGACAATTCAATTTTTCCACCTAGAATGTTTATAGAAGTCACTCCAAATCCTGCAATAATAGTTGATGATTCCGAATGCTTACGAATATAAGAAGATATTCCATATCCTGTTAAATTGATTATACTTCCACTATTCTGCTCAAGAGTAAGTTCTTGAGAGAAATCTGCTCCCGAATTAATAACAATATTATTTACGTAAACTGACATTATTATAAGTCTTTATTGATTATTTATCAACCCCCCCTTGACAACTATGAAAAATACCTGTAGAATAGGTTTGTTCCCGTTGAAGATAAGTTGTAGTTAATAATACTCTGAGCTCTTAAGGACGACTCCATAGATTCTTTCAGACTCACTCATATAATAATTACCACCAATATTGGTATTATAATACTCTTCACTCAATAAAACATTTCTACTGAACTGTTCGTATGTTTCATAGTAACTCATACTTTTCTTATGAGGGCAAAGATACAGTATCTCTCTTAAAAATTTATCTTTACCTAATAACTTTACATCTTCATTCAATTCATCACAAGATCCAAAATAAGACTTCCATTCACTTTCTTTTGTTTTTCTTCTACCAGTCTTTCTATCTTTTTGTCTTGTCCAGAAGTGTTTTTTACCAATATATTTTTTATGATTAATAAGATTAGTAATTATATAAACAAATCCTTCCATTCCTTTTGGAACATCAACAAAATCTTCTCCATTATATTTCCAAGTCATGTTTAAATTTGTGCATACCGTATTTAGAGTGTTGCAAAAATACTTACATAATGGTAAAATTCAACAGAATAGGACTGTTAATGTGACTCTTTTAGAACAAACTCTTCGATCATCTCACGACTGGGCAGTAGATCGCATACATATTCTATGTGATAAAGATAATATCGAAGATGCACATGCAATTCAATCAGAATTTAATGAATGGTTGAATCCAGATATTGAAGATCATGATATTTACTCACTTGAATACATAGGAGAATAAAAAAAATGCAAATTGATCTTAATAACTTTTTTATACATTTCGATTCAAAAAATCCAAAACATGTTGCAGCAGTAGATCAACTTGAAAAAGATTTGCTTCTGAAGGCAAATGATCTGATGCAAGATGAGGCTAATTGGGTAAGAATTTTCAGGACAAAAGAAGAAGCACCTAAATCTAATATTTTAGTAGTTCCTTATTATCCTCAAACGGATAATTACACTCAACCAGATAGAACTTGTAATTCCTCTGCTTGTGCAATGTGCCTTGAGTTTCTTAAACCAGGAACTTTAATCGGAGCAAAGGGTGATGATGCATATCTTAAAAAAGTTATTGCAATCGGTGACTCAACAGATCACGCAGTTCAGACCCGTGTTCTTGAAAGTTATGGCGTTAAGTCGAACTTTAGTTATAATCTTTCTTTTTCTGATATTGATAAGAGTTTATCTGATGGTAAACCTGTCGTTATCGGTATTCTTCATAGGGGTCCTTTATCTGCTCCTACTGGTGGTCACATGCTTGTAGTGATCGGTAAAACTTCTTCTGGTGATTATGTTGTTAATGATCCTTACGGCAGTCTTAACGATGGTTATACTGGATCAGTAACCAATGGTAAAGGTGCCGTCTACAAAAGATCAGATCTTTCACGTAGGTGGTGTCCTGGTGGTAATGATGGATGGGGGAGAATTTTTGATGTAAAAAAGTCTTGAGTATTTCTGTACCCGGAATTAAGTTAATCAAAGAGTTTGAAGGGTGTCATCTAAAAGCGTATCCAGATCCTTTGACTGGAGGACTTCCTATTACGATTGGTTGGGGAAGCACTCGTGACTTTGATTATACTCCTTTTAAGAGAGATAGAGTCATTACACAAGAATATGCTGATCGTCTTTTGGAACAAGATATACTCAATCGGTTTCTTCCAAAATTATCTATTATTCCTTATTGGAGTGAGATGAATGAGAATCAACAAGGATCTATTCTATCTTTTTCTTATAATCTTGGTGCTGATTTTTATGGGAATTCCAATTTTAATACCATAACCAGAGTCCTTAGAGAAAAGAAGTGGAATGAAGTTCCAAAAGCATTAGAACTTTATTGCAATCCTGGTAGTAAAGTGGAAGCAGGACTGTTAAGAAGAAGAAAAGCAGAAGGAAAACTCTGGATGTCTTAATCTTCTACTTTTGTTCTTAATGCAATTACTGTAGTTAAAATAGTCAATAAAGTTTCATATCCTCTTCTTTCAGATTCTTTGCAATCTAAAGGAGGAGGATTTTTTAATTCTCCGTTTACATTTGCTCTGTTGATTGTTCCTGGAACCATAAAGTTGCAAGCAATAAAATTGATACTTACAAAAGCAATTGCAGAAAAACAAACTATAAAAATTAATTTGGTTAGATTAAGTTTCATCTTCCCTCTGTTTTATGAATCCAAGTTTTGAGTTCATTTAAATATTTTCTTAACATATCTGCCTTCTCTAGATGCCAAACATCACCACTCTTGAAGTACTCTTGAGTGTGATTATCAATTGCTTTTAGGATGTTGTGTATAGGAGCATTCCACTTCTCACGATGAGGAGTATTCCACTCTCTGGGCATTTATTTTAAGTTCTTTACATATTTATCTTGTGCCACTTTAAAATCTGGATTACTTGACAAATCATAAATATTAACTTATTATGAAAAAATCCCCGTTATGAGCGGGGTAATTATTATGAGTCTGTGATCGTGACAACCAGAGCCGTGGAAGATGCCCTTCGAGAGAGGTGGTATACCCCTCTTCTATACGGATGTAGAATTCTATTTAACTAAATGCAAAATTTCTTTACAGTAACCTTGCCTCTTTTAGCAATGGTTACAACCAATACGGCCTCACTGCCTCAAGTGTTTCCTCCTCCCCCTTTGGGTGGTCCTCCACCATTTTCTATTATTCAAGAGGAGCCTACATCAAAGACAGCAATCTGCGATGGCTTGCGGATCATTCGCAAACATTTGTTGAAGCGGGTAAAGCTTCCCAACCGGAAAACGAAATACCGAAGTTTG